TGATTTCATCAATGTCAATAGAGAATGGAACAACAGTCACACCATCATCTGGACAAGTTACGTTAAGTTCAATCTCTTCCCCAACAGACTTACCACGAATGTTTAGAAAAAGATATTCAATATCAAAGAGAGCAAGATCTTCAACTTTAACTCTTGCAGTTTGAATACAATTTTTTAGAATTGCTTTTACTGCATCTGTCATCTGTTTTTCATCTTCTGATTCCATGGCAAGAAGAAGAATTTTCTCTTCTTTAACTAGGAAAGGACGATACTTAATCTTCTGTCCTGTTGATGGAAGTTCCAACTCATATGTTGGCGTAACAAGTTTTGGTAAAGGCATGACAACTCCTTATGATATAGAATAATTATCTGAAGTTATTTATCAACCATTAACAGGATCTAGAATATTACCAAAGACACTGCCAGATCCAGTCAATGCAGTTGTGGTATAAGTTTCATACTCAAAAGTAACAGATAATTTTGTCAGGGAGGATGCACCAGAGTTTAAAGGAACGGATGCAATGTTTGAAGGGAATGCCTTAAACATTCTAGTAGAATGTACTGCAGTTGCTTTATAGAATCTGGACAGTTCATCTCCTTCACCAGGAGCTTGAGGAAAGTCTGGTATGATCTCTTTCTTAGTAAATGCTTTTAACTTTACATTACTAAAATTCTTTTTGCTGCTGGGTGGTTTTTCATATTTAATTACAATAATATCAATTGCATAATCATCACGATATCTGGTTCTAAGTCTATGATTAATATTATTTGGATTGATCAAAAATTGTTGTACCGAACTTGTGTCTACATTATTATCAACTGCATATCCATACATAAAAGCAGTCCAGATATCAAATACTTTTTTGATTGTTGAATTGGCATCCATGATAAATGAAAAGTTTGTTTCACTAAAAACAGAACCATATGCATACTTTAATTGTGGAGTATTATTAATTCTATATTCCCCAGTTGACATCTGAATACCTGGAATCGCACACTCATCAGTATACAGACGCATCAGGCGAGTTGTATCACTTACAGTTCCTCCGAAGTCGGAACTAAATTTACTAACAATAGAAGTATACAGCGGAGAGTTAGGATTTATTTCAAATATTACATCATAGAAATTATTGATACTGAAACCATAGGTTTGCACCGCAGTCTTAAATTCTGCGTAGTTGGTCATTTCAATATCATTATTTACGATAGAAATATTATATGGATTAAAAATATCGTTAATTGTACTCATTGATTTGTTTCTCCCCAGACGGCTGATTTGCTATACTGCTGATACATACCTTTTCTTCGTGTAACAAAATTCTCAACGGGAAGAAATATGGCGGTCTTATAGTCTTCTCTATTTATTTTGAATAGTGGTGTTTCTAGACCAGACAACACATAGTAATGATAACATTGTTTTGGAAATTTTGCTCTACCCTTTTCAAGTCCCAAAACAACATTCATTCTGGATCTATGATTTAGATAATGTAAATTAGCACCATAGAACTTCTTACCACCTTCCAATACATATACCAAAGGAAACTCATCGTAGTATTTTAACTTCTGTGCATACGTTGCTTTATATTCAAACATATAAAGTTCACCACCAGAAGGAATCATCGTGTCCTCCAGAGTTCCCATTGTCTGATATATATCACTTGTTGTGGCAAGAGCTCTTACAGTATCTCTATACCAAGAATATGATCTAGGTTCCGTACCTGCAAGTTGACGAACTTCTTGGAACAGAGTTAAATTATTGTTCTTGGTTACTGAGTCTCCGCCTCTTAATTGGTTCATACCTTGAGTTCGTCTTCTGTGATAATTTTAAACTGCATTCTATTATCTTCACAGAATTCTTTTGCGGCTTCCCACTTAGCCTGATTCTTTACATACTCAGAAACTTCATAGAGATATGATTTAGTCATTCTCTGTTGTTTCTTTGGTTCTTTAGTTTGTTTTTTTGGCTTAACTTCAACCAAATACTTTTGAGTATTACCATTTACATCTCTTACCTTGATATAAAAGTCAACAAAGTATCTGTGAATCTTTCCATCCAGTGGAGACCTATATGGGATGGCAATTTCTTCACTACCCCACTCAAGAATATTTTGATTCAGATCACAATATTTCATAAACTTTAATTCCCAAGAAGACCTATAAATAATGTTACGATAGTCTCCTCTGTACTTTGATGTATTTCTAGGAATAAATTTTCCCTTCAAAGTATTTGTCATATAAAGAATAATACACCTCAGGAAATATTTATGGCAACCGCATCAAAGTCATACAGTAGAAGCAGAGCATCAATTGATAAACTGATGTGGCCAGCCAACCTCACCAGTGTATTTGACTATCTACAAATTGATATAGTTGAATTTGTTCCCATTGCACAAGCAACTTCTTCCACAGCAAGTAATACAACTACTCCAACAGCACCAGTTAATGCAAGTTCCATAACTTCAGGTATTGTATCAATCGCAGGAGGTTTAATTAATGGTGGACTCAGTAATGTTCAGTTATCAAATCCACAAGCAGATGTAAAACAAACAGTTCTCCTACCAGTACCAGAAAATTTAAATTATACTGATGCATTGAAATGGAATGAAGTTGATATTGGAGTTATGGGAAAAATGTTACCTGGACTTGCTGCTGGGGTTTTGGGTGGAGATGCTGGTGGTGCAACAGATGCAATTCAAAATTTGGCAAAAGGCGGAAAGATAGGAGTAATTCTTGAAGCCATAAAAGGTATGGGATTAAATGCAAATGCTATCACACAAGGAATTGGTGGAAAGATTGCGAACCCATATACAGAACAAATTTTTGAAGGTATCAATATGAGAAACTTTGACTTGAGTTGGAAGTTAGTTCCAAGGAGTCAAAATGAACAAATAAAAATATATGAAATGATTAAAGAAATAAGAAAATATGCACTACCAAACTACTCTGGTACTTTAGGTGGTACTGGATTAGAGGCGGGGGGTGGAGACACACTCTCAGACAGATGGTTGGAAGTTCCATACATATTCAGACTGAGTTGGAAAAAACCAGGAGGAGGAGAACTAGTATCTCTACCAAAAATCAAACCATGTGTTTTAAAAAATATTCAAGTTTCTTATACTCCAGATAATGTATGGGCTACTCACATGGTAAATAGTTCTGATCCGTATCCAGTTGCATACAACATAACAATGAATTTCACGGAAACAGAAATCATCACCAGGAACGATGTAGAAAGCGGTTACTAAAAATGTTTTTTAATTCAATCCCAGATTTTTTATATCCAGACTTTAAAGTTGCTGGAAAATATAAACTCTCTAAAAACATTTTTAGACGAGTAAGAGCAAGAGATAGTTTCAACGCGATATATACTACCTCAACATCTTATACGATTCAAGATGGAGAGACACCAGACAGTATAGCATACAAAGAATATGGAGATTCGGAGTGGTTCTGGACCATCTTAATACTTAATAACATCATAGACATACATGATATGTGGCCAATGGCCGCAGATGAACTTGACAAGTACATCCAGAAAAAATATAAAGGATACGAAAATAAACCTCGTTACTGGGAAACCACAGAGATTAAAAACTTTAATGGTGAAGTTGTAATTCCTAGTGGAGTTATTGTTGAGTTATTCCAAGACAAACTAGAACAGAGTTTGGTAGACTACAAACCACAACTATTAAAAGAGTCTCTGAGATTTGTTTCTCAGTTTTCTCCAAAGGGTTCTACTACTATTGAACTTGGTAGCGCAGAGAATCTTCTTCCTGGAGATCTATTGAATGCACAGTATGATACTAAGATTACAAATGTAAATGGAACTACTATTACAATTGATAGACCATTAGAATATAATGTCTTCCCTGGTTATGCAATTAAATTTACAAGATACGAAGACTGGACAAGAGAGTACATTTATAATATATCAAAAGACTCTGATGGTAATATTATCTCAATGGTAAAGAGAGTAGCTACTGCAGATACACTGAGAGAAGTTACCAATAGAGATTATGAATATGAATTAAATGAATTGAAGAGAGAAATTAAATTGCCGAAGAGAAATTTCTTATCTACAATGGAACGAGAACTAATTCAGTTAATGGAATACGATACC